GGTCTACTCGCGGGAATAGGGCTGTGGCGGCTGAAACTGAAGTCAAGCAGCTAAAGACTCTGGTGGAAGAACTGCGGGATGCGCTTACCGGAATGGTTGAGAACTTCGAACCATTGGCATGGGGCAGCACTGATGACAGGACTGATGCGCTAAGAGCTGCCAATTCAGCAATCATTTCCGCTGAAAGGGCCGCATCATGACCACCGACAACGACGCAAGCAGGAAGGCTTTTGAGGCTTCCATCAATGAGTTTCGCCTCTGCTACAGCTATGACCGAAACAGCAGGGGAGAATATTGGGAATATTCGATAGAGCTTGCATGGAAATCTTGGCAGGCTTCGCGCAAGGTAGCGATGGAGGATGCAGCGAAGATTTGCGATGAGCAAGCCACTGAACCAGAATGCCCAGAACGCGCCGTGTACTGTGCAGAAGCAATAAGGAGATTGAAATGAAAACATCACTTGAAGCAATGAAGATGGCGTTAAAAGCCTTTAGATATATTACCCTATGCAACGGGGTAGCCGTGCTTGATCCTATTGGTCTGCGTGAAAATATTGAATCACTGAATGCTGCCATCGCCGCCGAGGAATCGCAGAGCGTGGAGCCTTTAACAAGCACTTATGTCCAGCCTGTACCTGATAAATGTGACAGAATTACTTGGCGAGGAAGGTATTACCATCTGCCTGAGCTAAAAGAAACGCAGAGCGTTGCGGAAGACCCTAAGCAGAAACCAAAGCAACCCCTACCGGGTGAGCGGGAAGCGTTGCTCTCCGATCATCAAGAGCTGAATATGGGCAACTACTCCGAAATAGAAGTGGAAGAGTTGAACAACTGGGCTAATAAGGCACATGCCATGCTAGCTGCTGATGCGCAGGAGATTGCGGAGTTGAAATCCGGCTGGCGGCAAACTGTTGAAGCATATGTGGGAGTTGTTGCAGAATGGGATAAAGCCCTGGCGCAGCAAGTGAAGTATGTGCCAGTGGACAGTAAATTGCGCGACGCGAACTGGAACCACCCGAGTGACGACGAGCCACGCACAGAGGCTTGCCGGACGGCACTAAAGGAGCGGGGTGATGACAAGGGCCAAGGACTTGATGGCTACTGGAAGTGGGGTTTCACTGCCGGTTTCAATGCCGCAATGTTGGACTGCAAGTAACTTCTTATTAAATATTTAAAAGGTTAACAATGATTACGAAATCAATAAACTCAGTAGAAGATTTAATCGAACGTCTGCGCATAGGTGTCGGTTCAGCACCTGACCATGCGCTACTCATCGAGGCATCTAATGCACTTGAGCATCTGCTTAGTGAGTTAGTTAAGGGATTAAAAAACGAAGAAGTATTGCAAAACCACTTGTTTATTAAAGATGAGGTACAGGCGCAGCAAGTGGCAGTGCCGCAGTGGGTGTTGAAGTATGCGCAAAATATAGCACTAAGAATGGCCAAAGATTTTTACCCTGAAGTTTCTCGGTTTGAGGTGCTTGACGATATGGCCGGAGTGGTAAGCCAGATTAGCAATATGTCGACAGGGTTACAACGTGCACCACAGCCACCACAAGGAGAAAAATCATGAGTTGCATACACGGAGAAACAATGCACTGTGGGCATTGTGAAGACATAGCAGAACTGGACGCCCTTCGCGTTAGGGTTGAAGACCTTGAGGCCGCTGGGAAGTTGGCTTTTGTTGCCCTATCCCATTGCCATGAATACACTTTCGGGGGCCAAAACTACATGAGTTATTCAGTAAGCGAAGTTGAAGACGCCATTGAAGCCCTTGGAAAAGCAGGAGTTACATCATGAC